AAGAGAAAATATTAAAAACAAAAAATATGAAAATTATAGAAGAAGCTGATGAATTACAAAAAATGATCGACGCGGCTGATGATAGACTCGACAAAAATGTAATCTCTCCTGGGAATGCAGTTCCGGAATTAATGATGGAGCCAAGATTTACTATGGATTTTAAAAAGATCCATAAAGAATGCGAAACAAAAGCAAAGAAAATGATTAAGAGTGCAACCGGATTTGTCCTTACAGATGAAGCTATAAAAAAAGATCCTTACTTAAAAGATAAAATGAGAGTAGATGTTCTTTCTCTTTCTGGAATGCTTTATCAGCTAAGGGTAAATGAAATGATGCAGGAAACCCTCATGGAGGAGGTCCGTAGCGGAGCGACACACAATCGCAACTTTGAGGTCTTTGGTCAACTAAGCAAGACCATCGGGGACTTAAATAAACAACTCCTACAAACTGTAGAGGCCATAAAATCGACCTACAAAGACATTAGATTTGATGCTAAGGAAAAAGAGAATGAATTACGAGCTATTGGTCCCGGTCAAAATGGAATGGTAAGAAATGGAAGAGGACTTGTATCTTTAGGAACCAAAGAACTTATTAGAGAAACTAAAAAATTAAAAGGCCCAATTCAGGATGTAGAAAGCATACCTGTAGAGCCTCTTATAATCGATCCGAGCCTCGGAAAAACAACGGAATAGATATATATGTTAAAAATCCGTTAAAATGTCACACAATCTTATTTGGACAACAGAAATTATCAATCAAACTCTAGAACAACTTCGTTATGGAGCTGATGTTAATTTGGATTGTTTTCATCAAAGAGATCCTGAATTAAAAGCAGATAATGTTCTTTTTGAATTAACTGCTGAGGAAGAAGCTGAATTTATAAAATGTTCCCAAGATATAGATTATTTTGTTGAAACTTATTGTCAATTCTTAACTGACTATGGTCGTCAAACTGTTACACTAAGAGAATTTCAAAAAGATATTCTTAACACCGTTGGAGAAGAAATCTGGCTTGATGATCTTGAGGATCTAGGACCAAAAGTTAGAAATTATATTTTAATGGCTAGCCGTCAGACCGGTAAAACTACTACTATTGCTGCTTTTTTTGCTTGGTATCTTTGTTTTCATACAGATAGAAATATGCTTATTCTTGCTAATAAGCAAGTAACTACTATTGAAATTGTAGCAAAGGTTGTTTATGTTTTCCGTGGTCTTCCTTTCTTTATGAAACCAGGTATTAAACAAATCGGAGCTTTAGGCTTAAGACTAGATAATGGATGTATGCTTACTTCTCAGGCTACAACAAAAACAGCAGCTATTGGTTTTGCAATTCATGTATTATACATCGATGAGTTTGCTCACATTAACCAGAAATTAGCTCGTTCATTCTGGAGATCTGTTTATCCTACTCTTTCGAGTTCTAGAGTATCCCAATGTATCATTTCTTCAACGCCTGATGGGGTTGATAATTTATTTTATGAAATATGGGATAAAGCTAATAAGGGAAAAAACAGTTTCCAATGGAAACGTGTTGACTATTGGGAAGTTCCAGGACATGATGATGCTTGGGCTGAACAAGAAAAAGCTAATTTCGGGGAGGAAGAATTTGCTCAAGAATATGAGCTTTCATTTGACCGAAAATCTAATCTTCTTTTATCTGGATCAGATCTTGCTTGGATTAGAAAAATAGCAGTTAAATATAAATTCCATGAATTAGAAAAATCCAATCTGGAAGAAATAGTTTATAGAGATCTTTTAAAATGGCATCCGGACTTTGATCCTAATGATGATATTGATTCTAGATTTGTCCGCTTTATAATTTCTAATGATATTGCCGAAGGTAAAGAAGATGAAGAAGACAAGGATAACGATTATAATGTTACCACCATTTGGGCTGTTGAACCAAAATCTAAAGCGAAATTAAGAAAATTAAGAAAAGACGAAAGAATAATAAAGAATTTATTCAGAATAAGACAGATTGGAGTTTTTAGAGATAACATGGGGGACGAAGTGATAATGGCTCATGTTAATAAAGCAATTGCTTTTAATCAGTTGCCAAAGGATTCTTTTAAATGGGTAATAGAAATGAACTTTAATGGAAAAGCTTATTTAAGTAAGCTTATGGAACATGATGAATACGAGGATGCTTATGTTATGCGTTCTTATCACACAGCTCCCGTTCCTGGGGAAAAACACCCAAGAAAGAAAGCTGGATTCAAAGTTACATCAAATAAAGAATATTTCTGTAAACTCGGAAAGAAACTTATCGCTCAAAAGACGATTATTCCAACTGAGAAAGAAACTTTAGCAGAATTTGGATCTTTTGGAAAAGTTAAAAATAGCTATAAAGGAATTGCAAAACATGATGATCTTGCTATGTCAACTTTAAATTTATCCAGATTTTATGAAGAACCTGAATATAGTGATTGGCTATATGATTTCTTAGATCAAATGCCAGCATGCGATCGAAGAACTTATATGTTACAAATTATTCAAGATACTACTTCAGATTCTAAAGAAGAGATGGACGATAACCAATTCAAAGCTTTTTATGAACAACCTGAAAAAGCTGCTAATGAACAAAAAGCAATTCAACAAATATGGACATCTCACGAAAAAGGAGGTTCCAGATATCCTGGCATGGGAATTCCCTGGAAGAACTCCAACTTATCATGGGGGAAAAGCTAAATCATGAATATGAGATTTTTGATATATAAATAAAAGACATTATTTGAATAAGTCAGAAAGTAGTTTTTCATCAATTTTTTGGCGAATAAATAATAAAAATAAACGAAATAAATATGGCAAAACTTTCTTTAGATCTATCCCAATTTAAAGCTGCCGGCGTATATACAGTCGAAGTAAAACAGTCTGAAAGAATTACAGTTTCTACTCAGTCTTTAAGATTGGTAGTTGGATTCTCAAAAATAGGGCCATTTAATGCTCCTACATTCATTCGTTCTACCAGAGATCGCTTCAGATTTTTTGGAGATATAGACACAAAGTTAGAGAAAAAAGGATCTTTCTTTCAGAGATCAATAGATACTTGCTTGCTTCAGGCACCCGTATTTGCTCTCAACCTTCTTAATTTAGTATCCTTAACCGCTGATACTTCAGCTGAAAATACTGGATTTGCTTCTCTTTCTATAGCAACAGATGCTTCTAATCCTGGGGTTTTCACCGACAAATATATTAACTTCTTTAACAGAGAAAGATTCTGGAAAGCGGATCCTGATTATCTATTAGGAGTAGCTGGAAATAAAGAAGGAGTTCCTAATTCTCCAGAAAGCACTTCATTTTTGCAAGTTGCAAACGTTGGAACAAAAAATCTTTCAGTTATTGTAAGAAAAGCCGTAGGAATTCAAGGATATAGTGTTACAGCTAAGGATTGGTATGGTTCTACCACTGCTATTCCTTATGAGTGGATTCGTGCTTATGACTTAATGAAAGATTATTTTATTCAGGTTATAGCCATTGAAGGCGACTGGACAAATTATCTTCAATTATCAACTGACCCATTTTTCTCAAATTATTTTAATGCTCAAGGGATTATTCCTGCAAGATTAAATGATTTTATAAACCTTACTCAGGTTAGTTTAGTTGGATCCTGGATCGGAACATTTATTCCAGATTTCAGAGATCAAACAGGAGCTAATCAGAATATTGAAGATATTGTTAATGCTGCAACCCCAATAACAGGAGTTTTGGTTAACGTAAACCAGGATGCTCTTGATCAGCTTATTTTTGATGAAAATCAGAATGAATGGGAGATGGGAGACGGAAGTTCAACTGATGCAGCTCTTCATGTTGTTGATCTAATTGGTCATGATCTTATTGATCAGGGAAGCAACGATCCATCCGCATTAGTAGGAATTCGATCTACTTTCCTAAGCTATGATATTAGTGTAGCTAATTCAGTTATTCACTCAACGATTCCGATTCTTTCTTTTAGCGATGCAACAGGAAAGCTATTTACAATTTCTGCATCTGATAGGGGTCTTATAACAGTTGGAACTTTGATTAGAAGAGATCAGGGAGATGGTATGCTTGGTGTTACTTATGTAACCAATAAAACATCCTTAGATGGTTCAACTTATACCATTACAACTGCTGAACCTATTTACAGCTATTTACTTAACGCATCTGAAGGCTATCTACAGAAACCAATTGATGATGCTTCTGTAGCCGATCACTATAAATTCCTTCAGCTTAATGGTCTTAAACTTACTTCAAACCATTTACCAGGATATACCGATAGTGGAAGTCCAAATGCAGAAGAAGGACTTATTAAGATCTATGAAATGCTTGCTGATCCAGGAATTGTAAGAGGATTAACTAATCCAGACATGATCAACTTCAGATATGTAGTTGACACAATGGCTTATGGATTAAGACCAAATATGGGAGGTAAAGTTTATCTTTCAAGAATTGCTAAACAAAGAGGGAAATGTACTGCTATTCTTAGTGCTCCTTCAATGACTCAGTTCTCAACCAGTCAGGATCCTTTCTTCTGCGATTCATTCGTAAGTGGAGTAGATCCTAAACCAATATTTAATACTCAGTATATTCCTCAAGGAGGTAATCCTGACATGCCAAGATCATTTAGATTTAGTCTTCCAGATGAAGACAACGGATCTAAATTCACTGGAGTATTTGGGCCATTCCTTACCTATACAGATGTTGATAAAACTATTTTAGTTCCACCAGCAGCTGACGTTGCAAACAGCTTCGTAAGAAAATTCTTAGGAGGAGATCCATACGCTATCGTTGCAAACAAAAACGGTATCATTTCTAATCCTAATTTAGCAGGTGTTGAATATATGGTTGATACTCAGGATAGAGGATACCTTGAACCATTTGGATATAATTCAATCGTTCAAAGAACTTCAACTGGAGAAATACTTATTTATGCTAACAGAACAGCTTTCCAGACTGTAAAGAGTGATTTTAACTTCTTACATGTTAGAGAGCTTCTCAATACTATCGAATTACAGGTCGAAGAGGTTCTAAAGAACTTTGTATTCGATTTCAATAATCCTGTAACTAGACTTACTATTGTTAATGCCATTACTCCAATTCTTCAAAGTATCCAGGATGCTGGAGCTCTTACCCAATATGAAATCACAATGGATGAGACAAACAACACACCGGATATTGTAGATGAAGGTTTCGCTATTATCGACATCGGAGTTTGGGTTACTAAAGGTATGGAAAAGATTATCCAGAGAATTACAGTAAACAAAACAGGTGGAGCAAGCTCAGGTAGCAACAGTGCACTTTAATGGAGAATAAAAATGAAACACTTTTATATTTATAGAATAACAGATAGGGATAATAAAAAAATGTACATTGGTCAGCATATTTCTAATAAAATAAATGATAATTATTTTGGCTCTGGTATATTAATTAAAGAGCAAATTAAAAAGCACGGAAAACAAAATTTTATTAAGGATATTATAGAGCATTGTCAGGATCAGGTCTCTTTAAACGAAAGGGAAAGTTTTTATATAAAAGAGTTTAATACTATTTATCCTTATGGGTATAATTTAACGTTAGGCGGGGATGGAAATAGCGGATGGAAAATGACAG